AAATTATTAAATTCGTAATCATAAGCAAGCATTACATCTTCGTAATGATCTTCCCATTCATAAGGATAAACTGCACTCATAAATATAATAGCCTCATCATATCCCAATCTATCTACATATTTATAAAACATATTAAGCAAGTAATGGAATGGTGTAGTCTTTAAAGTGAATTGATTAGTCATTAAAATTTAACTCCTCTGCTATATCTTCGCTGGCCTGATGTTGAATTTCTTCCAATTCTTTTTGATGCTCTGCTTCTTTAGCAAGCAACATATTAGAATTATTAATTTCTAAAATTGTGCTTTTAAAATTTTCTAAAAAATCATAAGACATATTACAGCCCCCCGTTATTAAATGTTATGTTGCGAATGCCTACATCCATCATCCGACCATCTCTTGATCGAAAAAAATCAATGCTCTTTTCTGAGCCTATATAAATATGGGTTTCTGGATTAATTCCCGCTGTTTTGGCGTTCTTCCACGCTATTTTGCGTGATTGTGATCCGTGGCTTTTTATCATTCTTTGTATCATTTTATTATCCTTTTAAAAATTGAGGGGGAATTTCACCCCCTCGTGGGAGAAAATTATAGTTCGAATCTTTTATCTTCTCTGGTTAAAATTAACTCTGTGCCATATTCAGCAAGTTTATACTCTCTTAACATAGTATAATCAGCGGAGTAAGTGCGAGTAGAAATTTTAATAATATCTTTCATACTACACATAAGATGCATATATTTATTTTTACCATATGTATTCTTAGTGGCTTTTAAAGCGTGTTTAAACTCGATATCAATAATCCTTTCAATATCTGGACCCTTGCAATTCTTCGCGTTAAACTTATTTTCAAGGTTTGCTAATGTATCAAAAAACATTTCAGTAACTAACATTTCGTTTTGGTCTTTCATTTTTCTCTCCCGTTGAATGAATACCAAGTATAACAAAATCTGTGACCTACTGCTAATTTAATTATGGCCATATTTTAATGAATCCTGGAAAGTCAAGAAATAAATTAATTATTTTTTCTAACCATAATACCAGGGCAGAGTCAAGAAATAAATTAATTATTTTAAAAATAAAATTTCTTCGTCGCTAAAGCTCCTCAGGTCTGTAATTCTTTCTCGCAGGCTCAAAAGGACTCTTTATCATTATGCACAATATGATGGATAACTTTGCCTCCCTTCGATCTCAAAGGATCTCTGGTCAGCCTAAAGTTACCCACAAAATTGCACACAATATAAGGTGCTAATCTGAATTAAATGAAACCTATGCACTCCCTTGCCTAACCGTAGTTTTGCATCCCCTTTGATAAGGATGATAAGTATATGGAATACCAATGAACTCAATAGGTTAACTGAGGGGATAAGGTGTCTATCTGCCATTGAGTTCTGGGGAGACTGTGAAGTTATATAGTAGTATCTATAGACTTTACAGGTCTCTGTAGCTCCGTAAACCAGATAGAACTCTTTAAAAGTACCCCCTAGCTCTCCAGCCTCCATAGATCTCTGTAGTTCTATGGAGTTCTGCAGGATAAAGAGTCTTCTGAGCTTGCGAAGGTTACTTTCTAGGTGCTGAAGTCTACAGAGATCTAAGGGGGGGCAGGAGACCATAGGGGGTACCACCCATATATATAGCATACATATACATTTTCTATAGATTTAGACCATTAACCAGATAGAATACTGGTATATCTGCGGACTCTATAGAGCTTTATAGAGCTAGGTATACTAGGTTGAACCCTGGGGGGAAGATTACTTTAGTATATAGTTCAGATTACTGTTTGTCAAGACATATCGTAAATAACTTGACAGATCTTCAAGGGAACTATATACTATTCTAATGTCAGTATTAAATACAATTGAAAAAAAAGAAGTAAAACGAGAGTTAACAGAGAAGCAACAGTCTTTTCTTAAGCATCTTGTAGAAACTCAAGGTGATGCGAAGCAAGCTGCACAGTTAGCAGGCTATTCTTCACCTCATCATCACGTTGTTAAGAGTTTAACATCTGAAATACTAGAGCTAACTAAAGAAGTACTAGCAACATCAGCTCCTAAAGCAGCTTTTAAGCTCGTAGAGATTATGGAATCCAACAGACCTATTGTCCAGGCTAGTAATAAACTAGCTGCGGCCACTACATTGCTCGATAGAGTAGGTGTAGTCAAGATAGATAGAGTGGATGTCAACCATAATGTAGGTGGGGGTATCTTTTTAATGCCAGATAAAGCCCCAATTGAAATAGATAAAGAGCATTATACTGTAATCAATAAGGAATAACACTATGGACTTTTTAATAGGTACAATATTTATAGTTGTAATAGGTGTAGTTATGTTAAAGCGAGTTAAACCAGAACTCTATGCTAAGTTAAGAGCTAAGTTACCTTTGTGAAAAATACCAGTAGAGACAGCTACTTTAAAAAACAAGGTAAGAAAGAACAACGCTACGATTTAAAACAACGTAAAGATAAACTGCAATATAGAGAAGCGTTATCGCAACTGGAAAACTATGGCCGTCAAAAAAAAGAAATCAACCGTAAACAAAGCAGGTAACTACACTAAACCTACTATGCGAAAGCGTTTGTTTAATAAAATTAAAGCAGGAACTAAAGGCGGTAACGCTGGTCAGTGGTCTGCCCGTAAAGCACAGCTATTAGCTAATCAATATAAAAAAGCAGGTGGAGGATATAAATGAAAGGCGTTAAACATTATAAAAAAGACGGTACTGAATACAAAGGTGTTTCTCATAAAATGCCTAACGGTACTGTTCATACAAATAAAGCACACACTAAAACAAGTGTTAAGCTTTTTCATCTTAAGGATCTTTCTAAGACAGCTCAGATAAAAGCTAAGAAGAAAAAATAACAATGGCCTTAAAGAAATCTCAACAGTCTTTAAAGAGATGGACAAAACAAAAGTGGCGTACTGCTAGTGGTAAGAAATCTTCTAAGACAGGAGAAGTCTATGCGCCTGCAGCAACTATAAAGAAACTACAGTCTACTGCAGCAGGTAAAAAGAAACTAGCTGCCGCTAATAAAAAGAAAAGAGAAGCTACTGCCCAGGGTAAACAACGGGCTAACCACGGTTTACATAAGGGGAAAAAAAGATAATGAGTGTAACACACAGAGGTGAGACCTTTGAAGGTTTAAACAAACCTAAAGCTTCATCGAAAGGTAAAAAAAGTCACGTTGTTCTTATCAAAGATAACGGTAAACTTCGTATGATACGTTTTGGTGAAAAGGGCGCAAGCACTGCAGGTAAACCTAAAGCTGGTGAGTCTGATAGAATGAAAGCTAAACGTAAGTCGTTTAAAGCTAGGCACGGTAAAAATATAAAGAAAGGTAAAACGTCTGCAGCTTATTGGGCTAATAAGGTTAAGTGGTGACACTGGGTATCCTTATGCAACAGTTAAATCAAATGACTATGTTAGCTCCTGATAATTATGTTAGACGTACATCATCTACTGTTCCTTTTGGTTATGAGATGTCTCCTGTAGACGGTTACTTAAAACCTATACCTGAACAACTCAATATACTTAAAGAAGTAGCTGAATCTGTACACGCAGGAGAAATTAGTCTAGGCATTGGTGTAGATTGGTTAGAGGCTGAAACAGGTAGGAAAATGTCGAGAGCAGGCTTAAAAAAACATACGGATAAAGTTTATGGACGATTGGCTAAAAAATCCTAAAAAATACTTGACAGATTCTCAAGGGAACTATATACTAAAGAAAGATGGCACTCCCCAGAAGAAAAGGGGTAGACCTAAAAATAATGAGTTATCTGATGTTAAAGCAGCAATACACGCACAAAAAGCTTTAAGAAAGAAAAACTCTAAAGTTACAAAATTGCGCAGAAACTTACGCAAAGAAGAAAAGAAGTTAGCTACAAGTAAAAAAGTATTAACATCTAATGTTATTACTGAAGCAGAAAGTAAAGAACTACCAGATGCTATACAGCAACATTTAGATGAAACAGGTTCCTACGTTGAGTTTATGCCTAACAAAGGGCCACAGAAAGATTTTTTAGCTGCACCAGAAAAGGATGTCTTATATGGTGGAGCTGCAGGTGGTGGTAAGAGTTATGCAATGTTAATAGATCCATTGCGCTCCTGTCACAATCCTGTACACAGAGCATTGATACTTAGAAAGTCAATGCCTGAGTTAAGAGAGTTAATAGATAAGTCAAGAGAACTATATCCTAAAGCCTTTGAAGGGGCTAGGTTTAAAGAAGTAGAAAAACTATGGCAGTTTCCTAGTGGAGCTAAAATAGAATTCGGCTTCCTTGAACGAGATGCAGATGTCTACCGTTATCAAGGACAAGCATACAGTTGGATAGGGTTTGATGAGATTACTCATCTACCTACAGAGTTTGGTTGGAACTATTTAGCTTCACGTTTAAGAACAACAGATAAAAATTTACAGACTTATTTAAGATGCACAGCAAACCCAGGTGGCGTGGGAGCGCAGTGGGTAAAGAAAAGATATGTAATGCCTAACGAACCTAATAAAACATTCTTAGGACACGATGGGCTAACAAGAAAATTCATCCCTGCTCGATTACAGGATAATCCTTATCTAGCAGAAGATGGTGAATATGAAAGGATGCTTAACTCGCTTCCTGCTGTACAACGTAAACAATTACTAGATGGTAATTGGGATATAGCAGAAGGAGCAGCATTTGCGGAGTTTGATCCTGAACACCACATTATAGATCCTTTTGATATACCATCTTGGTGGGAAAGGTTTAAAGGCGTAGACTATGGATACGCTGCAGAAAGTTGTTGTTTGTGGGCTGCCATTGATCCTGAAGATAAGACCATTATAATATATAGAGAACTCTACCAAAAAGGTCTAACAGGAAATGCGTTAGCTGACAAATTAACACAGTTAGAAGAACCTGAAATTAAGTCCATAGCTGGCGTATTAGATACAGCAGCGTGGGCTAGGACAGGTTACTCAGGGCCTACTATTGGCGAGATACTCGTTAATAAAGGTCATAAATTAAGAAGGGCTGATAAGAACAGAGTTGCAGGAAAAGTACAGATACACGAATACTTAAGAAAGCGACCTGAGAATAACAGACCTAGATTACAGATAGTGAAGAATTGCGCTAACCTTATTAGGGAGTTGCAAGGTATTCCACTATCTAAAACTAATTCTGAAGATGTAGATACTCACGCTTCAGATCACGCTTATGATGCTTTACGTTATATGTTAATGAGTCGACCAAGAGTAGACCATCCTTATGACAGAAGATTAAGAATTAGAAGTGATGTTTATGTACCATCAGACTCAACATTCGGATACTAGGAGAAGTAATGGCTATGAATCAACAAGCTAGAAGAGTTATAAGAGTAGTACCTGTTATTACAGCAGATGCTTATGCTGACAACGATGTTTTATTTAATAACACAGAGCTACCTTTAGCAGTAGGAAAAAAAGGAGAGTGTTCTAAACTTGTATCGGCTATGATTATTTCTAAATCTACTCAGGTATTTGATGGAGAATTGTTTTTCTGTCAGACTACTCAGTCTGTAGGTGCAGCTAACTCAGCACGAAATATATCTGATGCTGATTTTGCAGCAGCAAAAGTACTGGGAAGGTTGACACTTGACGGTTCAGCAGATGACTATACCTACGGCGGTGGTAAAGTATTTAACTTTGATATAAATTTAGAAGGAGCAGGAGCAACTGACGGAGACGTTGTATCTAAACAAAGATTCCCTATTTTATTACAAGCTGCTACAGGAACTACAAGTGTATTCTGTTTTATGCTTTTATCAGGAACAGACGTTACTCCTAATATGTCGGTTGGAGATTTAGAGTTAGTACTTGGCGTAGAGTATTAATGAATGAAAAAAAATAAAAGAATGTCCTATAGTAAGGGCGGAGGCGTTATAGTATCTAAAAATTTTAAAGATGTACAAACTTCTTTAAATCATTTTCAAGATAATAATCGTGTTTCTACAAAAATAAAAGCACAAGGCCCTAAAACTACTGTCAGTATTAACCGTGAGCAGTTTGGAGATAATCCTGCAAGTAAAAAAATTACTGTTAAAAGAAAAATAGGAAAGAACTTTGAAGTAAAGTTGTCTAAACAAGATAAAAATAAATCCATAGGTTTACAGTATACTAAAAGGTTTAAGTAGATGGCCGACAATGAAAACACTTTTTTAAGTGCAAACAATATCTATGAAGAAGTCGAAGGCGAAACAGGCAAATCTTTAAACTTAGAAGCAGACCAGCGGTCTAACTTAGTAGGGATAATTAAATCTCGTTTTGCTCAAGCTGAAGATAAAAGAAATATGGATGAGCGTAGATGGCTTAAAGCCTATGAAAACTACAGAGGTCTATATAATAAATCCGTTAAGTTTAGAGCTTCTGAAAAATCTCGTATCTTTGTAAAGATTACTAAGACAAAAGTATTAGCTGCCTTTGGACAATTAGTTGATGTAATGTTTGGAACAGGTAAATTCCCTATAGGCGTTACAGAAACTAAAGTTCCTGAAGGTGAGTATGGATCAGCTCATTTAGATACCGCTAATCCTATACCAGGAATGGAAACTTCTTTGCCTGATAATATAGGCAACCGTATGGAAGACGAGCCTCAAGAAGAAGAAAACCCTTATGATGTAGGCTATGTAGGTGATGGACGTACTCTTAAACCTGGAGCTACGTTTAATAAAGGTGTCTTTACAGAGTCTTTAGAAGAACAAGCTAGTGATATGTTAAAGCAAGGTTATAGTCCTGATCCAAGTAAAATTGATATAAATCCTGCACAAAAAGCTGCAAGAAGAATGGAAAAGCTTATTCACGATCAGATAGAAGAATCTAACGGATCGTCTGAAATTAGAAATGCTTTACTTGAAGCTGCTTTATTAGGTACAGGTCTTGTTAAAGGGCCGTTTAATTTTAATAAGAAGTTACATAAGTGGGATGTTTCAGAAGAAGGGGATAGAAAATATAACCCTTTAGAAGTTAGAGTTCCTCGAATAGAATTTGTAAGTTGCTGGGATTTTTATCCAGATCCTTCCGCTACTAATATGGATGAGTGTGAGTTCATTGTACATCGTCATAAAATGAATCGCAGTCAGCTTAGACAGTTACGCAATATGCCTTACTTTGATGAAGAGGCTATTCGTAATTGTTTACAGATGGGGCCTAACTACGAAGAAAAAGATTTTGAAAGCCGTTTAAAAGATGATTCCAGTAGCAGTGAAGACTATCAAGGAAACTATGAAGTCTTAGAGTACTGGGGTATTATGGATGCAGAGTATGCAAGAGAAGTAGGAATCGACTTACCCGACACAGTAGACGATTTAGACGAAGTACAGATTAATGCTTGGGTAACTGGAGAT